TTAATGAGCCAGCGCTAAAAACAACGTCGCCCATATTTGTATGTCCTACTTGACCAAAAGGAACAATAACGCCTGTCAATTCACGTTTTGATGAATTAGCTGCGATAATGTCTGTTGAGAATTTAATAAAGTTATTCATTTATCAAATCTTCCCTTTCTCTTGCTTCCTCTACTGTCATTACACCTAAAGGAATAAGTTTGCTATAAATGTCTGCGCGTTCTTGTGCGCTTGGTGAGTAAAATTCTTCTAAATCGTATTTAACAATAGATCCACGTGGTGTTATGTCAATGTCTGACAATCTTTGTGTTATTGCTGTCATCAAAGGACGTAATGATAAATCTATTAGGCTTCTGCGTTCTGCTGTGACGTTTGAGTAGGTCATTGAGCCTGCTGCGTTTCCACCAACGTAATATTCTGGAATATTACAAGCCCTTGCTATTTCGGAAGCCATGTATTGACGTGCTGCGTTTAGCGTTAATTGTTCTGGGCTAAAACCTATGCTTTGAAAGTCGATTGTGTCGTTTACAAAAGCTGTGCCACGTGTGTTGCGTGCTTCTTTCCAAGAATTTAGAAGGGCTGTAACTCTTTCTGCTGGCATTGGCAAATTAGATTTAAGAACAACGTTAGGAGTTGGTTCATCTGCAAATCTTTTAACTGCTTTTTCTAAAGCATAAGCTGTTTGAATAGTTGTTCCTGCTCTTACAAGTAAACCTTCGTCATAACCTGTAAAAGGTATTAAAGAACCTAGTCCGTAATTAGGTACACGCTTTCCGTCTACTGAATAACCTGTAACGTTGTAACCTTGATTGCTATTTAAGCCAGTAAAATCTAATTCTCTTGTAACTCTTGATACTGAAATCCATTCAGCGCTTAAAGGTCTGTTATCTGCGCCAAGTTCCATAATTCTTAAGTAACCTTGACCTGTAAATAATAAATCTTCTGCAAGAAATGTATATACAGCTTGTGCTGTCATTCTTGGATCAGGTTGTCTAATAAAAGGTGGTGTTGTAACTCTTGAGTTGTTGGATTCGCGTCTAACTTCTAAAGGTAATGAACCGATAGTGGCGCACATAATGTTTCTAGCTCTTGCAACTGCTGGCACTTGCATAGCTTGTGCTCTGGTAATTGAAGTTGTACCAAAAAAATCAAATGGTTGGGCTACGGCTTGGTAATTGTAGGGCGCTACTGCTGCATCTACTTTGTTTACGTCCTCATTTGGTGTTACACCAAGAAGATTTTGAAAGAAGCCCATAACTTCTAATTCTTTACCAAATCGTTATGTAAGTCAAGCACCTAAGCAACTACAATGTCTTGGTTTTGTGACCTTGAGCCGTACTGTTCTGCTTTGCCTACTGCAAGAATCATTGAAATAGCAGCTGTTGAAGGTTTACGTCTCATTACATACCAAGCACCTGTGTCATTTGATTTCTTTATGCAACTATTAACACTTGCAGATAGTTCGGGTTGATTAGAATGAGCTAGTCGCCCACCTGACATAGCACTAAGCACTTGATCGCAATTCGTGTAATAATCTGAACCTTTAATTACGTTTGCGTTTATGCCTGCCTGTTTAAGTTTGGCTACTACTGAGTCACCTGTAAACCTGTTTGCTATGACTTCTTCTGCGTTGTAATGTTTTGCCCATTCGGCTATGCGTCCAGCAATAAATAGATCATCTATTGGACTGTCTTGTTCTTGGTATTCCATTAAACCTACAGCTATAGATTTGTCTTCTAGTATTTGTGAACCTGTTAATGCCCATGAGTTACGCTCTGGACTTATTTCAACACCAAGCCAAGTAGGTCTGTCAGGCTTAAGTGCTAAGTTTGGTTGCATACAAGAATTCCATGCACCTTGTTCCCAAGCGCTGTTCATTGTTTCTACCCATTGGCATAAAACTTCTGTTTGAAATATCTCAGGTGGGTCACTTAACCTGGCTTTAATTGCATCAACACTTATTGTTCTTCCTAATGCTGGGTTTGCTTCTTTCCAACCTTCAATATCACTTAGTTTTCTGTGTGGTGATGCTGACCATTCCATAAAACACAATGGATCATCTAATCCTTTTTCTATTTTGTCTAAAGCACGTTGTCTCATAGCATTAAGCACTATTGAGTAATGGTCGCCTGCGTTACTGATGCCCCAGAATTGTGAATTGGGTCTGGCGTTCATGGTAAACACAAGAGCTGAGTAAGCATCATAGGTTTTCTGTTGTCTAAGCTCATCAAGTATTACAAGATCAGATGAAAGACCTCTTGCTCCACCTGAGTTAGATGCTACGATTTTGTAACGCATGCCATTTTTTAGCATTACTTCTTCTCGACCATTAGCTCTTGTTACGTGTTTAACTTTTTTGCGTAACCAGTCATAGTTATCTATTACTTCTACAACTTTCTTAAAAGTCTCTAACGATAGGTCTCTTGTTTGAGCACTTGCTATTTGTAATTCTTCGTCCCATAGGTAAAGCCCTGCCAAGATTCTCATTCTGAGTAAATGTGTTTTACCATTTTGCCGGGCTGCTATTGCTAGCACGTTTTTGTAAGCCCAAGTCCCATCAGGTTTAATCTTTGAGGCTTCGTTAATTAAATACTCTTGCCATTCCAATAAAGGCATGTCAATTTGTCGCGCAAACTCTGCGACCTCGTTGCCTCTAGTTGGGAGAGTCTGTGCTGTGGTCTGAATTCTCGGGTGTGAGTTTCCTAAGATCGTCAAGTATGTCTTCACCTGCTTCAAGCTCTGGTTTTTCTTTACGACCAAACAAGCTGAGACCATACTTGTCTAACCCTGACTGTAATTGTGATAAGTATTTGATTTCTTCCATAGGTTTTAACATTCCTGAATCAAGAACGCCTGCAATTACAAAGAGGGCGCTAAGTCCTGCAAGATCTAGTTCTGTAATTATGCCCTGACGCTTAGCTTCTTCAGTTGCCCGATCAAGTGCTGGCAATATGCGTTGTTTTTCTTCTCTTAAGCCCATTTACATTTCCTTTGGTTGTTCAAACGGACTTTTAAGACCTTTTGGGGAGAAAAACATAGCAGGGGTCGGTGGTGTCTTTCCTGATTCAAAAAATTGGTTATTGTTCATCATTTTGCTCCTGTGTTTTTTGTTTCTGTCTTTAATGTACTGTTCTTCTGTTCGATTGCCTTTACTGTAGTTGCAGTTCGCGCAAGCACTAACGAGGTTATTGAAGTTATCGTCGCCGCCCTGCTCGACGGGTGTGAGATGATCGACTGTAGTTGCGCTAGGTATTCCGCAGTAGTAGCAGGTGTTGTTGTCTCGTCTGAGTATTGCAACTCTTATCTTTCTCCAGCGTGTTGTTGATCCATTACGTTTAATCTTATTCATACGTTGTTCATTATATATGTTAAGAACCCTTGTGTGTTGAAGGGCAGAGAACGGCTTAGTAATAGAACCATTCTCTAATTGAACCCCTGCGGTTTCAGGTATATCGAACGGAAGCCTTATTTGTTATTCGGCTTAGTCTCGCCATATCATCACAAACTAATGTTTGCTACTAGGAGACTCGTTAATAGCAGCTTGTGATGTCGTAACTTCTCGTATTTGTTACACGCCATGCAGATTAGGCATAGGTGATTAAGACCCTCTAACGGCCATTAAATTGGCTATCAACCAACCCTCAACCTTTACTTTAGACTTGGCGTGAGCGACCAAGGTGATACTTATATCAGTAGTTATCTATAGTCGTCAATGCGTGGGTCTTGAATCATGTTTTCAACAATTTGTAAATTGTCTTTACAACACAAATCACGATCTATTTGCGCTTGATATTCTTCTAACTTTTTTCTGTCCTCTAAACGCTTTTGATAACATTTAGCGTCTTTGCAAATCCATTCTTTGCTATTGTCGTAATCGTAATGGTAATGCAAATATATTGTTTCACCCATTTTTAATACCCATTTGTTTTTTAACTTTTGATGATGTCACAGGCACTTTAGGTTCACAATCTTCATGCAATAACTCTTTGGCAATCATTTGATGACACACTTTACACCAAACATATGTAGCCATTATTTAATCCTTTGCATGCATGTCTTGCAGTAACTAGCTGCGTAACACCAACCACCACAACTAACGCACCTTGATATTAGATCTAACATACGCTTTCACCCACTCCCAAATCTGCATGATACCAAGAGTAAGTATTCCACCTATTAACAAACTAATAACAGCTTCTCTACCTAATGGTGTTCCCATTTATTGCCCCTGTCTTGACTTAGTGTTTTTTTTCTACTATCTTTCTTGCTTCTTCCATATCTTCTTTGCTTTGGAAGTTTGATTGCTTGCTGAGTAAGTCTTGTGATATTGACAGTCGTAAGACTTGCTCAAGCCTGTATACGTCTTGTGGTTTCATCTGCCCCCCTTTCTTGGTCTTATTGTTTCATAAACAACACTAATAACACCAGAAACACACCAACAAACGCTGTAAATACTTCCACTTATTTGACCCCCATTTTCTTTGAACATTGTGGGAACGCTCTTTCAAATCCTTGCTTTTTAACGAGCTTCTGTGCGCGTAGGAGTTGTTCACGCACAGACGCCCTTGCAGGGTCTCCAGTTCCCCCGACATAGACCCATGATCTGTTATCGAATTGAAACAAGCCCCTGTATTTGCCTGTTCTGTTAACAGCTTCTGGATTTAATGACGACTCACAAACGGCTATTTTCCGATAGTCGCTTGGTAGTAGCTCAACGTCATTAAAGTATGGGTTTAGTAAAAATATCTCTAAAATTGGTCTGTCTTCCAATCTGCTGTTGCCATTTCATCAGCTTGATGAGATGACGGAAGTTTAGAAGCGCTTAACCATGCACCTAAATTGTCTGAAAGCAACTCTTGATTGTCCAGTTGATTTTTAACAATGGTATATGGGGCGAATTCTAACTTGGCAAACTCCTGTTCCTTACTTAGGAATTGCAGATATTTCAGTAGCTTGTCTTTATCCCAGTCAGTATAGATCCGTTTACAAAGGCTATGCAAGAAGTTTATTTGCTTCTCTGTAGCAACCCTGTAATGACCAAAATGGCTCATTTCTAAGCCTTGTCCTTGTCCAGATACAGGCGCAGGGGTTTCTTGGCTAATTTTGCCCTCTACGGGCTTTTTAGGGCTATCTGGTGGGGTCTGCCAAGGGTCATTTTCTGGCTTCATATACTTTTGTACTTCCTCTCGGCTAGCAATACCTTTAGTGACAGCAATTCCAAGGGCAGCTATTGCGCGACCCCAGCAGCTCGTTTCTAGTAATTGCATTTCTGATCCTCTACCAAAACCTTTAGCAGGAACTCGTTCCATTGCCCAACCTGTAGAATGATTTAATTGTTGTCTATCAGGATAAGCAAATGCTTTGCCGTAAATATAAGTTTCACCATTAAATTCTAAAATTCCTTCGTATTGAAATCTTAAAATGCCTTCTGGGAATTGCTTATAAAATAATTGAATGCGATCTTTGACTTCTATGTAATCTTTTAGGTAGTCCACTTAGTTCACCCCAATAAATAGTCCGTAAAATTCTTGTAATTGCGCTAGCTTGTTTTCACAATCGCATTTCTCAAATATGCACCTAGTTCTGTGGTAATAGTCCATAGTGTGATATGCGTGTGCTAACAGATGTGATATTGGATACCACTCTTTTTCCATGTATTGCCCCTCTCGTTGAAACGAGATTAGAACAAGGTTGGCTCAAAACACAGCATTGAATTATAACAATTTGATAACGAAGTTATCGCCAGAGTTCGCCTTCGGCAATGAATGAGCCGTCTTTATTAAAGGTCACTAGCTCTGGTTTAACTTGTCCGTCTTGCTCATAAAGTATGCCAAAACCTGCCTGCCAATTAGCGTAACCTTTTGTGTATTTCATGCCCTCTGATTTTGTGTCGCAAAGATGCCCAACTTCCATACCAAACACTTTAGATAAATTGCCCCCATACCCAAATGATTGGTGCAGTAATCCAGCACGATGCGTATGTCCGCAGATGACCGATTTTCCTGTCCTTAAAGCAAGTCCAAGAGCTGTAGCACCTGCTTGATTGTAAAGTCTACCTTCGTCTCCATGACCAAGTAATACGCCTTTGGCTACTTCGGTTAATGATCTGTTGTATTTAACGTTAATGTCTTTTTCGTTGTAACCTAAAAGGTTCTCAATTTTAATAGCATCTAATACTGAAAACGCTGGAGCAAATTTTGAAATATAACGTTCAATTCTAGCTGTGTGATTACTGCGAGAAATTTGGAAGTCTTTACTGCGTCCAAGTGCCGAGCGGAATTCTTTGAGTAAAGACTTCAAGCCTATTATATTCTTTTGTAAAGAGCCTTCAAATTCAAGGGCTGTGCCACGTGCATAAGTTGAAATTGTTTGTGCATCAAGTTCATCGCCTACCCCTAGCAAAGCATCGGGTTTAACGTAATCTATGTAGTCAAGTAATGAATCGACGTAAGATTTTTTAATAAAAGGATATTGTAAATCTGATATAACTACGTAACGTTTCAAGTTACCTCGTTTTTCGTTTAGGCTTCCCTAACTGTGTTTCAATACTACTAATAGATGTTGAAATTTGCGATACCTCAATCTGTAGGCGTGTCACTTTATCTGATAAAGAACTACCACCATTAGGAAACAATTGTGATTTCATTTTAGATATTTCTGAAGTTGCTTTAATAACCAAAACAAGAACAGTAAGCAATAAACCAATGATTCCAACAAGTTCGTTAATCATTGTCCTTCGTACCAATTCGGATCATAAAAATCATCATCTTCATCTTCATCAGGTGCAAGAGTAAATTGGTATTTCTCAGCTGCATAGTTAATCATTCCAAAAACTGAGTGCTGTGGCATGTCTTCGTTAGCCATAATCTTTACAGTTTTCTTTTTGCCGTCAAAGACTTCTAGTAGTGCTACAAAGCCTACAATTAATTTTCCGTCTTCGTGTGCTTTGTTAATGACTTTAATAAGCTCTGAAGCCATTACGTCTGGAAGTTCAATAGTTTGTTTCTTTGATTTAGGTTTGCTCATATACCAAATACCTTTCCGTTAAGGTCGCCTGCCTTAGTAAAGGATATATGCAAATGTGATACGTGAGGGTTAGCACCTTTGTAAACACGCCAAGCCCAGTTTTGACGTGGTGAGGCTATTCGGTGTTGGTGAATTATGTAACTGACTCTTTTGTCGCCTTTTAGTGCAATTGTCTTAATCTGTTCTGCAAGTAACCAAGACTCTTTACTAGATCCTTTGAGAAGGTCTGAGTCAATATCTATAGCACGCACCCAACCATTTTTATCTGGGTTGTGGTCTGACTTACGTGCGTTGTGTGCTGTGTCGCCTATCCAGCCATCTGAGCGTTTATCACGTTTAGGATATTTGGCGTTTATTTCCGAGCGTAATTGCTCAGCTGCTTTACTTAGTTTTGGTTTTGGCATTAGGGTTCATAGCTCCCATTGAAGCAGCTACAACAGCACCTAATACAGCACGATAGTCAAGGGCGAAGTCTGTTGCTTGCCAAGCTGCTAAAAAAGCAATTGCAGCTAAAGATAATTGTTTGTGGTTAAAGGATTGCATTTATTTCTTCTTCAGTTAAACCAAGTTTTGTGTAAGCAGAAACTTTTAATTCTAATTGTGCTTCTTTTTGTGCTCTTTGTTGCTCTAATTCTTTTTGATCTTTGGCGCGTTGTTCTAAAAACGCTTCTTTATCTGCACCTGTTAATTCAATAACTTCGTCACCAATACCAATAAATATTTGTTCTTCTTTAGATTTTACCATTGTCATAAATCCTATTCGTTGTATCCATAGACATAAATTGTGCCTGTAAAAGTGCCACCAGAAGTTGCAATTGTCATAGAATCACAAACGCTAGCAGAAGATAAAAAGCCTGACCCTGCTTGATAAACCCATAAATCAGCATCCGACCAATGACCGCCATGTTGTAAATAAGTTTTTCTAGCATTTGTTGAAGTAGGACTAAATAAAGTTAATTGAAAAATATTGTTAGCGCTGTCTGCTTTACTGTTTGTTCCATCAAGAAAACTTTGAGTTCCAGCATTGTTAGTTGCTAACCAAGCTTGAGTATTATTTGATTTGTAACCCCAAGAACCTGCATAGTATCCTGCTGTAATATCTGAACCTGAACTTCTAAAACGCCAACTTGGTGCACCTACTGATGTATTTTGTCTCCATAAAACTTGTATCAAATAATTATCATAAGTGTTACTAAAAGTGTTATTTGATAATGATTGGCTTGTTACTGCACTAAAAGTAGTTGTATTCAGTAAAACCATTCCAGCCTTTTTTGTACCAAGAGCTGTGAACATAGAAGCGTCTATTGAGTCGCCTAAGGTTTCTATTGCTGTAGCGCCGTCTTTTACAAGATCAGTTGAAGTTGGTACAGTCCAACCATAATTAGGGGTAGTTGTTGCCATTGTTCTAGTTTATCCTTTTCTTAAATAACGTCAAGCCAACGAGTGCTATTGTCCAAGTTTTGCCATTGGATAACAGCGTTGTAATCTTCCCATTGGACGTCAAGGGTTGAATAAATTGAGTTAGAAACAGACATAGCCAATTCAAGGTTATTGCGTCCAAGTGTCCAAGTCCAACCCTCAACAAAACCTTCAAAAGAACCTTCAACTATAAGCCCTACTGGGATATTGTCCAAATACAAAAGGGTATCCATAGAAACACTTAAAAGGTTATCTCTAACAGTATTTGTCATATTTGAATTAGCAAGATTGACTGTGACTTCTTCTAACGACGCTTTAGGTGTTCCTCGGTAATTAACAAAATTTGTAGCTTGTTCTGTGGCATCAGCTGTTTGAGCAAGTATTGTAGATCTAACTTCTTCAAGCAAACCATAAGTATTTATGGACGTATCATTTTGTGCAGCTACTTCTTGAACTGGGTCATCATATTGGATAACCACACTATTCACAATATCTGCTGTTTGAAGCCTTGTTTGAATATCAGCGTTTACAAGATTAGCGTCAAGTTCGATAAGATTAGTTGTATAGTTTTCGCTTCTTCGCTCTGCGTCTGCGTAACCAATTTTGAAATCAGTTGTGTCATACAAATATCCTAGCCCTGAT